GAGCCGCAAATACTGTAGATAGATATAATAAGCTAAACCCAGAAAATAAAGGTTTATTAAACTGGAGAAAAATATCTATTGGAAGTAACAGTGGAGAAGTAATAAGAGGTGAAAGTATTGGTGGAGATTATAAAGTACGTGCTTTTGATCCTAGAAATAAAACATTAATTGAAAATTTAGATCAAAAAGGTCGTAGAGACTTTAGAGAACTTATAACAAAAACAGCTAATATAAACGATTTAAAAAAAACACCAGGTGTTATAACTGCAAATGAAATTAAACAGACCGAAGACTCTAAAAAAAGAAGTATGTTTGACAAATTTAATTTAAAAAATGTTTATAAAAATGTACGACCCGGTATTGATAAATTTACTACTATGTTTCCAGGTAAAGCAGATAATGCTATAGCTGCTGCAATAGATTTTCCAATGATGTATATGTCTGGATTACCTATACCGGCTGCTGCCGCAAGTTCAGCTTCTATGTTCTTAAATAAACCTAATTTAGGCAAAGGGATTAATATAGCTTTAGAATCTGCTGCACTGACTGATGAGGAAAGATTCTTAAAAAAAGCAAATGAAAGAAAAGAAGGTATAGAAACTATATTAAGAGGTGCTCCAGGCAAAGTTAAAAAATATCTTACACAAGGAGAAAAAGCTACTTATCAGAATATAGAGGATTACTTGCCAGATGATGATTTATCGGGTATAAGATCAATTAAAGGTGTACAATAATTAATAGGAAAGAGATATGGCTGAAATAGACGATACAATATCAAACCAACCAATAAGTGACGATGCTTTTGTAGAAACAGAAGTTTCAACTCCAAATGAAGAAATAGAATCTTCAGAAGGTGCTGAAGTTACTATGGATGAAGAAGGTGGAGCCGAAATAGATTTTGATCCTAATTCATTATCAGGAACTGAATCTGATGAACATTTTTCTAATCTAGCAGAAATTATGGATGACCAAGACTTAGATGAACTTGGTACAACTCTTTACGATCAATATACAGAATACAAAGAATCTCGTGCAGATTGGGAACAGTCTTATAGAGAAGGTTTAGATTTATTAGGTTTCAAATATGAAAGACGTACTGAACCTTTTAGAAATGCATCCGGTGTTAATCACCCGGTTCTTGCAGAAGCCGTTACACAATTTCAAGCGCAAGCTTATAAAGAATTATTACCAGCAGATGGTCCTGTTAGATCACAAGTTTTAGGAAATTTAACAAACGAAAAACAAGATCAAGCAACTAGAGTTAAAGATTTCATGAATTATCAAATCATGGATCAAATGAGTGAGTATGAACCTGAATTTGACCAAATGCTTTTCTATTTACCTTTATCAGGTTCTACATTTAAGAAAGTTTACTATGATGATCTTTTAGGTAGAGCTGTTTCTAAATTTGTACCTGCGGAAGATTTAATTGTTCCGTATTCTGCGAACTCATTAGAAGACGCAGAAGCAATTGTGCATGTTTTAAGAATGTCTGGAAATGAATTAAGAAAACAACAAGTTTCAGGTTTTTATAAAGATATGGAACTAGGAGAACCTCCTGTTGTAGAAAATCAATTAAAAGATAAAAAATTAGAACTAGAAGGAATATCTAAAGATGGAAAACAAGATCAATTTAACATTTTAGAAATGCATCTTGATTTAGATTTAGAAGGTTTTGAAGATATTGGGGAAGATGGTGAGCCTACGGGAATTAAAGTTCCTTACATTGTAACAATATTAGAATCTACTAATAAAATTTTGTCTATTAGAAGAAACTATACCGAAGAAGATCCTACAAAAGAAAAAATTAAATACTTTGTACAGTTTAAATTTTTACCCGGTACAGGTTTTTATGGTTTTGGTTTAATTCACATGATTGGTGGTTTAACTAGAACTGCGACAGCAGCATTAAGACAATTATTAGATGCAGGAACTTTAGCAAACTTACCCGCTGGTTTTAAAACTAGAGGAATAAGAATTAGAGATGATGCACAACCTTTACAACCTGGTGAGTTCAGAGATGTCGACGCTCCTGGTGGAAATATTAAAGATCAGTTTATGCAACTCCCTTTCAAAGGACCAGACCAAACACTATTATCATTAATGGGTGTAGTGGTATCCGGCGCTCAACGGTTCGCGAGCATTGCAGATGCACAAGTAGGTGATATGAATCAAGCCGCTGCAGTAGGTACAACGGTAGCGTTATTGGAGCGTGGATCGCGGGTTATGTCAGCGATACATAAAAGATTATACGTCGGATTAAAACAAGAATTCAAATTATTAGCAGAAGTATTTAAAACATACTTACCACCAGAATATCCTTACGATGTTCCAGGGGCTTCAAGAAATGTTAAGGTAACAGACTTTGATGATAAGGTAGATATTTTACCTGTTGCTGATCCTAACATTTTTTCTCAAACACAAAGAATTTCAATGGCGCAAACTCAATTGCAGTTAGCGCAATCTAATCCTCAATTACATGATCTATACCAAGCGTATAGATCTATGTATAATGCGATCGGAGTAAAAGATATAAATGCAATTTTACCACCTCCAACACAACCTACTCCTATTGATCCATCTCTAGAAGAGATTGCTGCAATGGCAGGAACTCCTTTTCAAGCTTTCCCAGGACAAGATCATAAAGCACATATTGATTCTCATTTAAGTTTTATGAGATCTAATATGGTACAGAACAATCCAGTGGTCATGGGTGCATTACAGAAAAATATATTAGAGAGAATATCTTTAATGGCACAAGAACAAATTCAAATGGAGTTCAGAGAAGAAATACAACAAGCTCAACAAATGCAACAGATGCTCCAACAGCAACCTCAGAACCAACAATTGATTCAAGAAGCTCAACAATTAACTAATACTGTTAATGCTAGAAAAGCAATTCTAATAGCTGAAATGACTAAAGACTATATGGAAGAAGAAGAAAAGATTACAGGTGGTTTTGGTGGAGATCCTTTAATTAAATTAAAATCAAGAGAAGTGGATCTTAAAGCACAAGAGAACCAAAGAAAAGAAGACGAAGGTCAAGAAAGAATCAACATAGATAAGATGAGAGCTATGATGAATCAATCACAACACGAAGATAAGCTAGAACAGAACGAAGATTTAGCTGAATTACGTGCAGATACGTCTCTAACCAAACAAATCATGGCTGACGAAAGTAAAAGAAATGATTTTGGTAGAAATTTTAGAAAAAAATAGATATAATAAAACCTTAAGGAGAAAAATATGGATAAAGACTGGCAAAGAGGATCGGGATACGTTAAAGCACCTAAAATTGTAAAAAATTTAGGCGTTGGAAAAGATGGCTACCAAACCGGTGGTATTGATATTTCTAAAGAAGTACCCAACCCTACTGAATCTCAAATTATTACTGTAAAAGGTACTAAAAGAATGAGAGCAGATAAAAAACCTGTAAAAGCTACCTGGTTTTAATATGTGGTTATCGGCAATTAAATTAGCCGTTTCTGCAGGCTCACACATTTATAAAAATAAGCAACAAACAAAAATGCTTATGTCAGATGCTGCTATGAAACACGCTCAGAAAATGAGTACGGGTGAATTAGAGTATTCTGGAAAATTATTAGAAGCTAGACAATCAGATTGGAAAGACGAATTTATTTTAATTTTACTTTCGATCCCGATTGTAATGTTGGGGTGGTCTGTTTGGTCAGATAATCCTGTACATATGGAAAAAATGGAGCTATTCTTCTTACACTTTGGAAATTTACCATTTTGGTACCAAACAATTTTTGTCGGGGTCATCGCATCCGTCTATGGACTTAAGGCAACAGATCTGATAAAAAGAAAATAACAAAAAGATAAATATTATGGCTAATAGACATTTTAATAAACAAACTACACACACTAGACAAGCCTTAGCAAAGGGTGGACCGGTTAAAAAACTTGATGTAGTAAAAGAATTAAAAGAAGGTCAAACTACAAAACCTACACGTCCTAAATCTAGTCCTCCTAAAAATAAAGGAAGTAAATAGCAAATGATACTTGGAGCAGCATTAAGAGGATTCGGAGCTATAATGAAAAATAAAACTGTTCAGAAAAAAGTATCTGATACTATTAAGTCTGTTAAAGGAAAGTACAACATAGGTAATGCTAGCAAAGTTAAAAACAAAGCAGCTGAATCTAAAATGAAGAATTCTGCTTTTGAAGCAAAACAAGCTTCTAAGGAATTTAAAAAATCAGTAGATAAAGTATTTAAATAATAATGAACAAAATAAAAGCACTATACAGAAAACTAGTAGACAAGATATTTGGTAAAAGATGTGAGTGTGAAAAACATATGAATATAAAGATAACCGACACTTGTCCTAAGTGTAAAAAAATACATGCCTAAAACTGCCGCGTGGCAAAGAAAAGAAGGTAAGGCTAAATCAGGTGGACTAAATGCTAAAGGTCGAGCAAGTTATACAAAGGGTACTTTAAAAGCACCATCAAAAGAAGTAGGCAATAAAAGAAGAGCTTCATTCTGTGCTAGAATGGGTGGAATGAAAAAGAAACTAACTTCAGCAAAAACAGCTAGAGATCCAAATTCAAGAATTAACAAATCATTAAGAGCGTGGAACTGTTAATGAGAGATACTAAAGTTCTTGAAACTTTCTTTAAAAACAACTACAAGAAGATAAAAGAAATGAGTTTATTTAGGCATTTAAAAAAAGAAGTTAATTCAGGTGCTAATGGAACTCAAGACTATATAATTAAGAAAGGTCCAAATAAGGACAAAATAGCTAAAACATAGGAGAAGAGAATGGAAGATATAACAATAATAGATAAAATAAGAACAAGAATAAGAGCAACAAAAGAGAGTATCACTGAAGCAATGTTAGCTGGAGCTGTTGACAATATGGAAAAATACAGGTATATGTTAGGACAGGCGCATGCCTATGAAATAATATTACAGGAAATCTCTAACCTGCTAAAACCAAAGGAGCAACAAGATGAGCAAGGAAACGTTATCGACATCGGCCAAGGAAATACCAAAAATTAAACTAGGCCTCGAAGACAAATACGAA